GATGAAAATGGCAATCCTGCTTATAAACTAACATTATGGGAAGGTGATATGGCTATTCCAATTGAAGGAAATTTTAAACCAGGATGGACAGACTATAGTAAAAAACCAATTCCAGGAGCGCCTACAGGAAGTATAGGTACATTAATAAACGATACTACAAATGAAATATATGAAAATTTTATTAAATCTGGTTGGTTTAATAATCAAGTTTTAACAAAACAAAATAAATCAATATCTTCACCTTTAGATTTAAGTATACAAAACCAAATTAGAGATTATGAAAAAAAAACAGATCTTGGAAAAAAATTTTTATATTCAATAATTAGAAATGGTTTATCATTAAGTGAATTTAGATTTTATCCAGATATACCAGGATTAAATGATCAACCTGCTGAAATTAGACCTTTTGCATTTGTAGCAAAAATGATGGGTTATAATGGTGATTTTAGAGAAATTTCAACAGATCTTGCAACAGCAGCACAAATAGCAAATAATAAATTAAGTATGCAAAAGAAAATTAATTTAAATAGAAATTTTTCTAATTTAGAAAAAATAACAGAAGCTCAATTACCACCAGAAAAAACAATAATGAGTAATAATGTTATGGAATTAAATCATAAAAATTATGCTTTAGAAAATTATAATAATACAGAATTAAGATTAACACACAGAACAAATAATTGGGGTGCTGTTAGTTCAGATAATTGGGATGGTGAATTAGCATTAAACTATCAAAGAGATAGTAGAAAATTTGCAGTATTTGCAAAACCAAAAGATAGCATAAGAGCTGCAGTAAAAACTATTTTAAATCATTCGACTTTAACAGCAAGTTTAAATGAAGTTGATACAAGATATAGTTCAGAACCACCTATTAAACACATACTTATGATGTATGCAGAAGATTCAACCTCATATTTAAAATCATTAGAACAACATACAAATTTTAAACCAGATGATACTATTGATTTAATGGATTCAAATCAAATGTATAAATTGTTAAAATTTATAACACAACACGAAATGGGTTTTGAATATTTTAACGAAAAATTTGGTAAAAATAATCCATATGTAAACTCTGTTATTTTTACTGGATTTGAAGAAGCTATAAATTCATATAATGGTGAACTAGGAAAACTTTAATGCCAGTTTTTTATCCTAGACCAGAAAGTAATATTAAAAATACTGAATCAATTAAATTTGATTGGTATAAAGATTTTAAAGGTGGATTTGAAACTGAAAATTTACCTGCAATGTTATATCAACATATGTCAGATAATTCTGATTTTTCTCCAGAAGAAAATTATATTCCTGCTCAAGATTCTCAATTACAAGGATATGAAGATCATATGCATTTATTTTACTTTAGTAAAAGTCAATCAGAAACAAGTGCATTAATTGAAAAATATAAAAAACATCAAGAATATAATTACTCATCTCCTTGGCATTATTTAGGTAAAATAGCAGGTGCAGCATTAGATCCTTCTAGTGCATTATTTTTTACAAAAATTGGAAATGTTGGTAAAATAGTTGGATCAACAATGTTAGGAGAAGAAATTATAAAACAAAATATAGATCCTATTAGAGATGATAGTTATGTACCTTTAGTTGCAGCTTATGGTTATACAGTTCCTTATTTATTTAGTAAATTAAGTGCAGTACCTGGTTTAAAAACACAAAAAAAAATTAAAGAATATGATGATGAATATATTGCAAATACAATACCAAAACAAACTATTAAAGATCAAGATATTGGTATAGATGGAACATTTGTAAATCCTAATAAAACAGATCCAGTACCTAGTGCTGTTGGATCCGATGTAGTTTCTACACCTATAAAACAAACGGCAAAAGAAAAAATGTATGGAGAAGGTTTTGTTAAAACTAATTTAGGAGTATTTGGAGAAGAAGGACCTTGGAATCCTGTCTTTAGAGTTATTAAACAAAAAACTTCTTTAACAGCAAAAAAAATAATGGGAGATCTATTAGATACACCATTGCTTAAATTAAAAAATACAGAAACTTGGGGATTTGAAGCAACAGGTAAATCAATAGAAACTGATATGCGTATGATGAGAGTAGGTGAAATAGAATCTCATAAAATGATTAAAGATCAATATTTAAAATATGTTCAAAGACAACAAACAGAAACAGGTGCTTCAGTTCCTAAAACTGATTTTTTTATGATGTTTAAAAACAGAGGTAAACAAGCTCAAGCACAAGGATATTTAAATGAAACACAATTTGCTAAAGAAATAAGTATTGCAAGATTAAATAGTTTTGATCATGCTATTCCAGAAGTAGCAGAAGCAGCAAGAATAACACAAAAACAAGTTTATGAACCTTTATTTAAAGAAGCTAATTTGTTAAAAATTAGAGAGATACCTGTTGAAAGTGAATTGTTGTTTTGGAGAAATACTTTAATAGATATGAAAAAAAAAAATTTAGGCTCTAAAACTTTTAAATCTAAGTATGGTGACCCAGATGAAATATATTCTGTTACACGAATAGAATCTACTATTGATAAATTAACAAATAGATTAAAAAATATTCAAGAAGGAAAAGGTGTAAAAGATTATATAAATATTGTTTATGTTAAAAACGCAATAGATAAAAACAAAGATCATTTTAAAAAAATAATACAAGATTTCTATATAAGAAAAGGTGTAAAAATAAGCAAAGCAGATCTAAATCAATTAGTAGAAGATTTAGCAAATCATTTTCCATTTAAAAAACCACCAGGTAGAAATTATGACGCTAATCAAAGATACGTATTTCAAGATCCAAGATATGCAAGAGCAAACAGATCAAGAGAATTAAATTTAGATAAACAAGCTCAATTAGAATTAATAGAAGCAAATATGATTATGTCTGATGCATATGCTTTACAAAAAATATATGCAAGACAAATGATACCAGATATTTTATTAACTAGAAAATATGGAGATCCTAATGGATTAGGATTTAGATATATAGCAGATGGTGAAATGTCTGGATTTAATCCAGGACTTATGAGTGTATCAAATGAATACAATTTAAAAATGACAATGGGAAAAAATGTTAATAGAAAGAAAATGTTAAAAGAAAGAGATCAAACATTAAGTGATTTAGAAGCAGGAATAGAACTTATAAAAGGAACTTATGGACTACCTGCTAATCCTCATTCTTGGACATCAACAGCAATGAGAACAATGAAACATTATAATGCTTTAACAATGCTTACAGGTTTTTTTGCTGCTGTACCAGACGTTGCTCGTATTACTATGACATCTGGAATTAAAAGAGGTTTTAAAACTCAATTTGAATTATTAACAGATTTTTTAGGAAATGGTAATTTGTTTAAAATGGGTAAAAAAGAAGCTCAATCTTTTGGTGAAGCAGTAGATATGGTTACAGGTCAAAGAGCTATGTTGTTTGCTGATGTAGGAGATATGTTTGGTTTAGCAAATAAATTTGAAGGTGCTGTTGGAAAAATATCTGCTGTTAATTTTATGTATATTAATCTTATGTCTAGATGGACTGAAATGGCTAAATCAATGGCATCAGTTACAATAGGTTCTAGAATAATTGAAGATTCTATAACATGGAGTAAAGGTAGTTTATCAAATAAATGGAAAACAGCTTTATCTTCTTCTGGTATTGATGAACAAATGGCTAAAAGAATAGCTAGTGAATTTGAAAAACATGGAACAAAAACTAAAAATAATTTTATGGCTAATACTTCTGAATGGACAGATACTCAAGCTATTGATGCATTTGGTGCAGCTCTAAATAAAGATATTAATATTACAATTGTTACACCAGGTTTAGGAGATACACCTTTGTGGATGAGTAAAGAATTAGGTTCTACATTAGCTCAGTTTAAAAAATTTGCAATGGCTTCAACACAAAGAATGTTAATGAGAGGTATGCAAGAAAAAGATTTAGATTTTTTGTTTGGTTCAATGTTACTTATGGGTTCTGGTTTAATTATAGATGCTACTTATCATAAATTTAGATTTAATAGAGATTATTCTAAATTATCATTAACAGAAAAATTACTTAATGCTTTTGATAGATCTGGATTAGCAGGAGTTTATACAGATGTTAATAAAGCGTTAGAAACTTTAACAGATAATAGAATTGGAATTGCACCATTATTAGGTGAAAAAAAACCTTATGGTTCTTCTGCTAGATGGAAAGCTGGAACAATAGGTGGACCAACAGGAGGTCAAATTTATAATATTGCAGATATATTATTTGATGTATCTGGAAAAAAATACAATCATCATACTGCTAAGAATGTGCGTAGGTTAATTCCATTTCAGAATGTATGGTATTTAGATTGGTTATTTGACGATATAGAAAAAGGACTTCGATAATGAGTATAACAATTTCAGATACAGAACCTAGAGTTCAATATACTGCAACAGCTGGTCAAACTAGTTTTACTGTAGGTTTTGAATTTTTTGATGTAACAGATTTAAAAGTTTTTAATGATACAACATTACTTAGTTATAATGTTAGTCCATCAAGTGCATCTCAATATTCGGTAGCAGGTGCAGGAGTATCTGGTGGTGGATCTATAACATTAGGTGGTGGTGCATCATTAAATGATAAAATTACAATTTTTAGAGATATAGCAATAGCAAGAAGTACTGACTTTCCAATTTCTGGAGCTTTCCAAATAGAATCATTAAATGTAGAATTAGATAAAATAGTTGCTATGACACAGCAATTAGAAAGAGATTTTAAACTTACACCAAAAGCAGCTCCAACAACAAGTAATACTTATAATATTACTTTTCCTAATTTAATTGCAGGTAAAGTATTATCTGTAAATTCTGCAGGTGATGGTTTAGAATTTGTACAAGATGCTTCAACACTTGCTGACATTACAGGAGTAGCAGCAGGTACAGGTTTGACTGGTGGTGGTACAAGTGGTGATGTAACTCTTAACGTAATAGGTGGCACAGGTATTACTGCAAACGCTAATGATATTGCAATTGACAGTACTGTTGCAACACTTACAGGCACACAAACATTATCAGCTAAAACATTAACAAGCCCAGTTATAAATACTGGTGTTAGTGGTTCTGCATTTTTAGATGAAGATAATATGGCATCTAATTCGGCAACAAAATTTGCATCACAACAATCAATTAAAGCTTATGTAGATGCACAAATTCTTACAGTTCCAACAGGAGATATAACATCTGTTGTAGCTGGTACTGGTTTATCTGGTGGTGCTACCTCTGGTGCAGCTACTTTAAACTTAGCTAACACTTCTGTTACAGCAGCCTCATATGGTTCATCAACTGCAATACCAACTTTTACTGTTGATGCTCAAGGTAGATTAACAGCAGCAGGTACAGCTTCAATATCTTCAGATATGGCTATAGCAGGGGATAGTGGAACTGATACTATTACAATCGGCACAGACACTTTTACTATAGCTGGTGGAACTGGTTTAAGCTCAACAGCTACTACAGATACAATTACTTTAAACATAGACAATACAATAGCTACATTAACTGGCTCACAAACTTTAACAGGAAAAACTATTGATGTAGATAACAATACTGTTTCTAACATTGAAGTAGATAATTTAAAATCTGGTGTCCTAGACACTGCGTTAGCAAGTGTATCTTCTAATGATGACACATTAGCTTCAGCTAAAGCTATTAAATCCTATGTTGACACTCAAGTTGCAACAGTACCCACAGGTGATATTACTTCAGTTGTTGCAGGTACAGGATTATCTGGAGGAGCTACAAGTGGAGCTGCAACATTAAATATAGATGGAACAGTTGCTACCCTTGCAGGAACACAAACTTTTACAAATAAAACTATAGATGCCAATGGCACAGGTAACTCAATTACAAATCTTGAAGTTGCTGATTTAGCTTCTGGTGTTCTTGATACAAACATTTCAAGTGTATCTGGTAGTGATGATACTTTAGCTTCTGCCAAAGCAATTAAAACTTATGTTGATGCACAAGTTGGAGCATTAGGTTCTATAGATACTTTTAAATTTACAGTATCTTCTTCTACTACAACCTTATCAGGCAATGATGACAATAGTAGTTCATTAGCTTACACAGCAGGAAAAGTTTCAGTTTTCCTAAATGGTGTTCGTATGGTTATGGGTGTAGATGTAACTGCAACCAATGGAACTTCTGTAGTCTTTGCATCAGCAATTGGTGCTAGTGGAACTGACACTGTAGAAATAATTAATTTAAGTTCATTTGATATTGCAAACTTAAACGCATCAAATCTAACAAGTGGTACAGTACCAGATGCTAGAATTACTGGTGCTTATACAGGCATCACTAATCTTTCAATGACTGGAGATTTAACAGTTGATACGAATACTTTATTTGTAAATGCTTCTGCTAATACAGTTGGTATCGGAGAAACAGCACCTCTAGGTCAACTTCATGTTAAGTCTGCCGATAGTGGAGTTAGTTCTGTTAATGGTGGAGCAAATGAATTAATTGTTGAAAATAGTAGTGATGCAGGAATAACAATTGCAAGTGGTTCTACAAGTTTTGGTAAAATTCTTTTTGCTGATAGTTCAAATAATGCTGATGGTCAGATTTTATATGACCAAAATGGTAGGTCTTTAAGATTTTCTACAGCAGGTGCAGAAGCTATGCGTATCATATCAGGAGGAGCTTTATTAGTAGCTAAAACTGCTGAAGAAAGAAACAATGTAGGTCTTGAATTATCTCCAGTTGGAAAAGCAGTTATAACAAGAAGTGGTGGTTCAACTTTAGAATTAAATAGAAAATCAAGTGATGGAGATTTAATTAACTTTTTTAAAGATAATACAGCATTTGGTAGTATTGGTGTTCTTAATTCAGACAATCCTTTCTTTCAAGGTAATGCTACTAATCATGGTGGCTTACAATGTGGAACTAATACAATACTTCCATGTAAAAGTTCTGCTAATGCAGACAACACTTTAGATTTAGGTCAATCAGATATTAGATGGAAAGACATTTATTTATCTGGTGGTGCTTTTCTTGGTGGCACAGGCACAGCAAACAAATTATCAGATTACGAAGAAGGAACTTTTTCTCCAGGTTTATCAGGAAGTTCAGGCAGTATAACAACTGGAACTTATGGAACACTTGAATATACAAAAATTGGAAGAAAAGTATTTATATCAGGAGAAATGAGAGTTAGTGCAATAAGTAGTCCAGCAGGAGATTTTAAATTAACATCATTGCCTTTTGTTATAACATCAAGAACTGGGTTACAAGAAAGAACTGTTGGTACAGTTTGGATTAAAAATTTTGGTAGTACATTAGATACACCTTTATTATTAAAATTTGACACTGCAAATTCTTCAACTGCACAGTTTCAAGTTATAACTAATGGAGATGGAGCAAATATAAGTGCTGGTAATGTTGAAGCTGGAACAGAATTAGTTTTTTCAGCAACATATTTAACAGATTAACAACAACACAGGAGACAACAATGGCAATAACTAAAGAGACACAGATTGGTAAAATCGAAGTGGTCGGAAAATACAAATCAGTTCAAGTAAGAACA